TTCTTTGAAGAGATTGAACAGTTCAAGATGGAACAACAATTCTTAAAAGAACTTGCTGAGATTTTAAAAGATTTATAGTCTAATAAATATAATTTATATTTCTATATATAACCAATAAATAAAAAACAAATAAATACGTATGTCAAATCCAAAAAACGCTATTAGTCAAATTAAAAATTTGATGAAACAATATGGTTTCTTGAATGACGAACCTACTTTGCAATCTTTCAAATTAGAAGATAATACAATTGTTGAGACTTTAAAACTTAAAGCTGGTGAGAGAATTACCAAACTTAATGACGAGTTCAATAGAGTAGCATTAGAGTCAGGTTCTTATCGTCTTGTAGAAAACTTTGAAATTGAAGTTGAAGAAGGTGAGATTGTGTCAGTTAAAGAAATTTTTGTTGATGCAAAGTTAGTAGACGGTACTGTTGTTAAGGTTGAGGGTGAAGAGGTAGTTGAAGGTGCAGCTGTTAAAGTTGTAACTGAAGACGCTGAACTTCCTGCACCAGACGGAGTACACGAATTAGAAGGTGGAATGAAAATTGAAACCAAAGATGGTGTTATCGTTAAGGTTGAAGAAGTAGTTTCAGAAGAAGAACCTAAGGTTGAAGTTGAGATTGAAGCCCCTGAAATGGAAATGGGTGGTATGAAAGAACTATACAAAATGCTTGAAGAAATGATGAAAAAAGTTTCTGAAAAGATGAAAAGTATGGAAGAAAAAATGTCATCTATGGAAAATGAATTTAAAGCTTTCAAGAAACAACCAGCAGGAAAGAAAATATCTGACGGAAAAACAGATTTTAATAAAGTAGAAAAATTAGACTCAGTAGATGCAAGAATCGCTTCTATTATGAGTATGAGAAACAAATAAAAAAAATTTAAAAAAATAAAAAAATTATGAAAAATTATTCAAAAGAAGATTTTAGTTATGTAGTAAGTTCTATTACAGGTTTTACTGACCAAACTTCTACAGAATTGATGATGAAAGCTTTAGTAGGTGGAACTACCGCTAAAGTAAGTAATGTGAAATTAGGTGTTAAGGGTACTCAGCAAATCCAAATTTTAGACAACTCACCAGCATTCCAAGCAGGTGCTTGTGGTTGGTCTCCAAGTGGTACAACCACATTCTCTCAAATCTCTCTAACAGTATGTCCTGAGAGAGTGAATGAATCCCTTTGTCCTGACGCGTTGTATAGCACATATCAGTCATTACTTTTACAAAAAGGTGAAACTGAAGAAAGCGTTCCATTTGAATTAGAAATTGGAAACTTATATGTGAAGAAAATTCAACAAAGAATTGAACAAAAATTATGGCAAGCAACTACCGCAGGTGGTGATTGTTTCCAAGGTTTCAAAGCGTTGTTAGTATCAGGTGCTACAGGTACTGCAGTATCAGACACTCCAACAGCTTTCTCTTCTTCAGCAACTTATGGTACTAACGGTAACCCAATCACTGAGGTAGATAAATTAATCAACGCTTTAGATGACAACGCACAAGCTGTTGAAAATTTAGTAGTGTTTATGTCATACGCTAACTACAGATTGTATGTTCAAGCGTTAACAAGAGCTAACTTCTTCCAAAACTACATCGGTTCTTCAACTGTAATCGGTGGTGAAGCAAACGCTTTCGCTGTACATCCAAACTCAACTGTTAAAGTTTATCCTACATTAGGATTGAACGGTTCTGGTAGAGTTGTAATCGGACCAGCTGATTATTTCATCGTAGGTTTTGACGCCTTATCAGATTCTGAAAAATTAGATATGTGGTGGTCTCGTGATAACGATGAAATTCGTATCAGAGGTAACTACAACTACGGTGCAGCTTTAGTACGTTTCGCAGGAGTTAACTACTTCGCAACAAACAATATCGCTTAATTAACGATAAAGAAATAGGGAGGTGAAAGTCCTCCCAATTTTTAAAAATAAAATAAAACAAAACAAAATAAATTTATAAAATTATGAGTTGCTATATATCAGAAGGAATTTCTTTAAATCAGTGCTCAGATTCTATTGGTGGTATCCAGAAGATTTATATCGCTGGTGGTACAGGTACAACAGTTGGTGGTGTGACAGGTTTCACATATTCAGCTGATGACTCTATCACAGGTGCTACAGCTGCTCCTGGTACAATCTTCTACGGATTTGAATTAAAAAGAGGAACTTCCCAACTTACACAAAATATCCAAAAGTCATTTGAGAACGGAACCGTTTTCTATGAACAAGTATTGGAGGCAGTAATGTACAAATACGATGCTTCAAAGAGAAACATTATTGAAAACTTAGCGTCAAAAGATAACTTACAAGTTATTGCAATTGACCAAAACGGAACTCAAGTAATGTTAGGTCAAGTGAGAGGTATGTATGTATCTGCAGGTGCTTTAACTTCAGGTTTAGCTCTAGGAGACCGCAACGGAATTTCTTGGACAATGACGGGCCAAGAGCCAGTCCCTGGTAGAGTTATTTCAGGTACACTTTCTTCTGTTTTCTCAGGTGCTACATTTAATGGATAATCTAACTTGATGATTTATTCATCAACTATCTATATATCCTACTAAAAGAGGGTCTTCGGACCCTTTTTTTTGTTATATACCGATTCACTTTTACTTTTTTTATATTTACTATATATAGACGTTAATATGCTTATACTAAATAAAGGACAGCAAAACGAATTAGTGTTAAACATTAACAATAATTCAAGAACAGATTTTACAAGTTATACTTTGACATTCACACACGTGGTTTCACAGGAAACCAAATCATATGTTATTAGTACATCAAATCCATTACTCTACGCAGAGAATGACAGGTATTGTGAAATTATATTGAACTTACAAAACTCAGGACAAGACTTAAATTATCTTGGTCAATATCAATTACAAATTTATGGTAATGGAACCAATTTGGTTTATACAGGAATGGCACAATTAAATGGTTCAGAAGAATCAACACCATTCACTGAATATATTTCACCAAATGAAGATAATGAGAACTTTATATATATACAAGATTAATTATGAGCGAAGAAAAACAAAAATATCAATTAAGTAGGTCTAACTTTAGACAAGAACCAATCTTACCAAGATTCTCTGAATTATTTCAAAGAGTACCTTGGGTATATTATGGTGAAAATAACTTGATGCCACAATATCTAATTACAAGATATAATAACTCAGCAATCCATAAAGCAATTGTAACAAGTAAGGTAAATCAGATTATGGGTGATGGTATTGTTTCATTAAATAATCCTATGGCCACAATTAACCTTATCAACAAGAAAGAGAATGTTGAAGAAGTTATGAAAAAATGTGCGTTGGACCTTGTTCTATTTGGGGGATATTCATTAAACATAATTTGGTCAAGAGATAGAGAAACGATTGCTGAGATTTACCACTTAGACTTTAGTAGAGTTAGAGTAGGTAAAATTAACCCCGAAACAGATGAAATTGAAAAATACTATTATTCAGCTGATTGGTCAAACATTAAAAAGTTCCCTGTTGAAGAATATGATACATTTAATCAAGAAGATGGTGACCCATCTCAAGTCCTTTACTACAAACAATACCAACCAAGTAATAGCTATTATCCTAATCCAGATTATTCTGGTGCTTTGGCTGCTATTGAAATTGATGTAAACATTAAGGAGTTCCATTCAAATAATTTAAAGAATGGTATGTTACCATCACTTTTCATTAGTATGAACAACGGCATACCTGCGGATGAGGAACAACGTATTATTACAAGAGCGTTGGAAGAACAATATTCAAGTGTAAACAACGCAGGTAGACCAATCATCTCATTCAACGAAAGTAAGGAATTAGCTCCTGAAATTACACAGATTGCACCATCATCAAACGATGGGTATTATCAAGCAATATACGATGACATTATTAGAACCATTTTAAGTGGTCACAGAATATCTTCAGGTGAGTTGTTTGGTATTAGTACTTCAGGTAAATTAGGAACTCGTAATGAGATTGTGGACCATTCAGAATATATTCGTAAGATGGTTATTATGCCGTATCAACACGAACTATTACCTATGTTTAACAAATTGGTAAGTCTTAAGACACAAACTCCAACCACATTTGAGATAAAACCATTATCAATTTATGAAGTTGGTGATGTGGTTGAAAAACCAATTGTTGAGAATAAACCAGAACAACCAACACAAATATAACATTATGGGTGTATTATTAATTTCAGAAACTAAACTTAAGAATTTTACCAATATTTCACGTAACTTAGATATGGATGTTTTACGTGCGGAGGTACAAGTTGCACAAGATACAGAATTGCAACCACTATTAGGTACTCCTTTCTATCAACATCTATTGGACCAAGTGTCTTCTACGGGTAATACGTTCAATTCTGACGAACTTACTTTGGTGAACGACTATATCGCTCCATACCTTATCCAAGTTTCCTATTATAACGCAATTCCTCACCTACATTATAGAACGGCTAATAGGTCAATTGTTGAAGGACAGATGGAGTCAGCTTCACCTGTAGACCTTGAAACGATGAAGTATCTACGTACAGTACAAAAACAAAGAGCTGACTTTTATAAAATGAGATTACAAGATTGGTTAATCACAGGACGTGGACAGAACTTGTTCCCACAATATCTTTCATCATCAACTATTGATGGTATGATACCTGATAAAGCAGCTAAATATAATAACCCAATCGTTTTAAATCATACAAGTCGTTACGGATATGCATATAGAAGTGGCGGAAATAATATGTTTGGTAACTTACCATCTTATTCTGAGATTGAAAGTTCCAATCCACCTTGTTACGATTGCTACTAACCCAAGAAAATGAGCACAGAAATAATATTACTAATATCAAACGCACTAACAGGTATCGCAGGTTTCTTTGTCGGTAAAAGACGTAGTGACGCTGAGACGGATAATCAAGTTCTTCGTAACCTTGAATTATCTATTAGTTTGTACAAGAACATTATAGACGATTTAAAAGAAGAAATACACTCACTCAATTTAAAGATACAAGACCTTGAGAGAAAGGTTGAGGAACTCTATAAAGAGAATAAACAACTAAAACAAAAAGGATTATGATATTGGAATTACCTAGACCTACTACACAAGAACTTGCACCCTTTAATAAGAATCTTTATTACGAAAGAATGTTGAATATTGATTATGCAAAGAAGTATAAGATGACACAATCTGAGTTTTTAAATTGGATTCATCACAACTATTCAAGTGTATTGTTGGAAGGTAAATCAATAAATTCACAGCAACTTAAAAAATTAGGATAATGAAACAGAACGAAAGATTTAACTTAATCAGAAAAATAAAATTGAACTTATCTGACGCTAAACCCAACAAAGAGAAGTATGAAGACGAGGGTGAGATGGAAAATCCGTGTTGGGATGGATATGAACCATATGGTACAAAAATAGGTGAAGATGGTAGAGAAGTACCAAATTGTGTCCCTGTTGAAGCCAAAAAGGTAAAGGAGGGTTTCCCTATCCCATCACCAAGTGGTGACGAAGATGAGAACGCATTTATAAGTAGATGTATGGGTGAGATTGGTGGTGAATATGACCAAGACCAAGCTTTGGCTATCTGCTACAAATCATATAGAGGAGAATAACAAACTAAACGTATCAATTGAAAATGTCTAACGGCTAAACGGCTGTTAGACATTTTTTTATGCTCAAAACTTTTTTTTTAAAAAAAATTTGGAATATTGAAAATGTCATCGTTACTTTGTGGAAACAAAACAAAAAAAGTTATGAGAATTAAAGAACCAAAAAGACCAGTAGATTTAGATGTGGAATATGATAATAGTTTAATTACTGTATCAACATTTGACTATGAACAGAACCACCCAACATTTGAGTTAAAAAATGAAAATGATATTTGGATTAGTGTGGCAGGTGATAGTTTCTTATTAACTACAAATCAAGGAGAACCTTATGTTTTTAGACAATTACCTACATATGGTAATCCTGTTTCTCGTGAACCATTATGGATTGTAAATCCTCCGCATTGGTGTGAAGAGTATAATGAAATTAAACGTCTTAAAGAACGTATAGAAGTTCTTAATGATATTATTATTAACAAATACGTAAAATAAAATCAGGAACGGGACACAATCCGAACACAATAAATATGGAAACTATATTTCCCTCAGTTGAAACAAACAATTTTCTTACGGTTGAAACTAAAATTTTTAGTACCGCAGATTTTCTAAGGTCTAAATCGGTGCATTGTCAAAGAATGATTGACAATAGATTAAAGTCCATTAGAAAAATTTTATCATTCAAATTGTTACCAACACATTTAGAAGTTGCTTTAGTTAAAGTTAATTTTAGTGATGGGTATTATGAAAGAGGAAAACTCTATTCAATCAATGGTAATACAAGAAAGGAAATATG